CATCGAGATCGGTACCCCAAGTAATTCTCAATTCCACATCGTGATATTGAAGAGCGATCAATGGGATGGCGGTTTGAGCGTTTTCACAAAACGAAAACCTGAGTGGGTAAAACTTACTTTCAGCTACTTCCCCAAATCCAGAAGTAGATTTAGTTAAGTTTTGTGCTAATATAGATGGCGCAATGTATTGCGAGAATTGAGATGTTTGTTCGTCAATGACTTGTCCACCAATGAGAAGTTCAACTTTGGAAATCGCGTTGACCCAATCGGCTGGTGAAAATTTGTGAGCTATACCCGCTTTAGTTGGAGCGATATACACGTACCCGACCATATCCCCTTTTCTTTCAAACCTGACGGTCGACATACCACCCGCGGATGGGTTGCCCTGGATAACCTGTCTCTCGACAGTTTGGGCGAAATTTGTGTGACGTTTATAGTTGGACCTGAAAAAAGAAACTTCAGGTTGGCCGACGAGATGCGCATCTTGGGCACCTACGGCAACGAGTTGAGCAATACCTCCAGACATATTTTATATTATACTAAGGTTTTATTTTTTTAACCTAGGCAAATCCAATCGCATTCATATAAATATTTCCATATAAATTCGATAGTGTCATGAGTGCATGTTTGTCTTGGGTAACTGAAACATCGGTCGTCATTGCATAAAAGTTGACGTTCGTCATGGCGGAGGAAATGTTTATGGCACCTCCACTCGCGAGTATAGGCACGACAATTTGTGCACCCGTTATAAAATTTGAAAATACAAGATTTGAAACGTCAGTTGTTGAAACGACGAGTGGTGCTGTACCATACGTTTTTTCTTTTGCGTCAATTGTTATTGTTCCAGAAGAGATAGTTGCAGAAATATCCGTATTCGTTAATTTTATATTTTGTGACGTGGTATTACCTGATATTGTAATATCACCTGTAGTAATTACATTTCCGGTATTTACGTTCCCTGATGTAACGAGGCCACCTAACGTGAGAACATTTGCGGTTACATTTGCACCTGCATTAACACTCACGACATCATCCAATGCAAAAGGTGATGCGGCGACATTTAAAGCGCCTATTGTAATGTTATCCGCTGAAACATTACCCGAAACCGTGAGTACATTAGACCCGTACGTGTTTACAGTAAGATTTGCAGATGCCGCTGATGGACCAATTGCTACATTTGCACCTTCCTCGATTATATTAGCGAGTGTTGAACCACCTTGCCCCCCTGAATCGTAGATTTCACCTGTTGTTGTGTTGAAAGATAAAACGTTATTCGAAGGGGATGTATAAGCCGGGTCAAGTTTTATCGCGTTATTTACTTTCAAAGATGCTACTGCACCCGCCGATGATTTAAGTAAAACATCACCGGCGTAATCAATTTGTTTTGTAGCTGCAATGTCAATATCACCCGCGGATGTTAAACCCGTGGTTGTGTTATTGAAAGCGACCGTTTGTGTTGTCGTTGCACCCCCATCTGTAATAGTCTGTAAAGTCGAAGAAACTTCATCCCACACTATACCCGCAGCTGAACTTCTAAGGAATTTTTCAGTTGGACCAGTCCCTTGAGATGAAAATCTAACTTCAGAAACAGCGATCGTACCCACACTACTCGCAATCGTCGATTGCTGAACAGCAAGTCTTAAATAGTTGTATGCAGCAGACCCCGATATTGTCGCTGTGTGACCATTTCCACTATTCCATGTGACTGCAGTAGATGAGCTATGTATTTCAGTCCAAGATGAACCGTTGGTACTTCCAAATACTTTCCATCCACTTGGTGCGGCAAAGGTTGTTTGCGCTGGAATTATTTGAATAGATGTGGGTGCGAATGCAGTTGCTCTATATAACTGTATCCATGCACCAGAATAAGATCCAGTGGTGTTAGACCCATTATAATTTCCTGAACCTGTGTAATACTCACCCGGTTCGTTAGAAGATCGCCATATGGTAGAATTATTATAATCAAAAGCGTTGTTGGTTGCCGTACCTGACCAGGTCGTAGAAGCGGATGATGTATATTGAATACCACCAATGGTTTGTGTAGTACTTGACATTCCACTTGGTGGAGCTGTAATAGATGTTGGACCCGTGTAAGCCGAAAGTTTAGCTAACGCAGTTCCAGATGCTGGACCTAATAACAGTTCGTTTTGTGCAATTGAAGTTAAACCGGTACCACCACTAGACATTTCTATAGGTGAAGTCGTGATAACGTTACCCGCCAAAACATTACCACCTTCAACACTCAAAGTCATGTATTGATCCGACGTTGCGTTCGTAGGAACGATATGTGCACCGTCTGGGTCAGTGAGTGTATACGCGATAACGTATTTTTTCTCGTCGCCCATGTATCCCGAAACTACATTTGCGGTCGGGCGTGTCATAATTACACCCATATCTATGGTGTCAATGGCATTTGCGTTACCTATTTCTATAATAGGGTCACTAACAGTGTGTATATTACTGTGTTGGAATGTCGTAGTACCTTGTACTGTTAAATTACCTGTAACGACAAGGTTTGAAGCCACAGATGTAACATTAGTTGTACTATCATGACCTATTGGACCGTCAATGAGTTCCTTATTCGCATTTGTATACGGTATTTTACCTGAAGTCAGAGTTGTACTTTTAAATGTAGAAGCTGTAACGTTACCCGTAACAACTACGTTACCCGAAGCTGATAAAGATGTTACCCCATTCGTAAATGAAATTTCATTAGTTGTCGATGCACCCCCATCTGTAATAGTCTGTAAAGTCGAAGAAACTTCATCCCACACTATACCCGCAGCTGAACTTCTAAGGAATTTTTCAGATGGTCCCGGTCCAGGACCTGAAAATAAAAGATGTGACAGTGTCCATTTTCTGTCGTTCATACCCGGAAAGTTTATATTGGTAACAACAATACCAAGGTATGTATAGGATGTTGTATTGGTAAAAGACTCTGTAGTACCGGATGAGGAATCTACAAGTGTTGTAGACGCGTGTAATTGTGTCCAATTTGTACCGTCAGTACTTCCCATAATACGCCATGAATTTGGACGCACAGCAAAATTAGTTCCAGATGGTCTTGCTTTTACAAATACCGATGTCGGTGTTATAGCACTCGCGAGTTGGATTTTTACCCATTCTCCATTTACACCACCCAAAGAATTACTTCCCGTGTACCCATAAGGAGAGGAAGAACTATAAGCTTCTGGGGATACATAGTTGGTACTATCACTTCCATCAAACGCCTTATACGCGTTTACGGAACTATCACCCGAAGATGCTGTATTTCCACCCGATGAATTAGCGGTCATAGCTACTGGAACTGTAACATCTGCTGGACCCGTGTAAGGTGTAAGTTTAGTCAAAGCAGTTCCAGACGCTGGACCTAACAACAATTCGTTTTCTGCTACAGAAGTTAAACCGGTACCACCCTTGGTAAGTAAAACTTGTGAGCTCAAATTAGAGGGGTCTAAGTTTGTGATAGCCGAACCATCACCAGTTATGGTTACTGCGTTTATTGTCGAAGCACTTATAGTATTTGAACCAGCAATTGTTCCATACATGTTTGTAGCAACAACATTATCAGCAACAACATTACTGTTTATGGTTACTGCGTTTATTGTCGAAGCACTTATAGTATTTGAACCAGCGATTGTTCCATACATGTTTGTAGCAACAACATTATCAGCAACAACGTTACTGTTTACGGTTACTGCGTTTATTGTCGAAGCACTTATAGTATTTGAACCAGCGATTGTTCCATACATGTTTGTAGCAACAACATTATCAGCAACAACGTTACCATTCAAAGTAATCGCACTTACATTATCCCCGGCGACGTTACTGTTTACAGTAATAGCCGTTAAATCACCGGACGTGAGTGTTAAGTTGTTTTGTACGATGACATCACCTAAAACTCGGAACGTTATGATATTTGCGTCATCAAGAATATGATTATCCGATACCGTGTTTTGTGTATATCCAAGTACCATTTCGTGTTCGTGTGGGTCACCTTCAACTGGCTGGCCGTGGTGTATAAATGCAATGTTATGTCCCGGGTGTCCCATGATTATACCAACATCGAGTGAATGCGACACGTTGTTATTTGCAATACCCAAAACGCGATCGTTGATAACTAACGAGTCCGACTCAATAGTGACCGTTTTACCTAGAACTGATAAATTACCTGTGATTTCGACATTTGATGATATTGTAGTTGTATCACCGGAATATTCTATTACTGAATCGTGTAAAAACTTATCCGAACCTACGATTGGTACGAAACCCGATGTTAACCCTGAAACCTGTATATTACTTCCAACGTGAACATTACCACTCGATATGAAACCGGTTGTTGTGTTTGTTGATGCGATAGTGTTTGTAGTAGAGTTACTCGTATCCGTAACTTGTTGAAGAGAGACGTTCGAGAGAATACCACCATTACCTTTAAAGAACCCAGATGTTGTTTCTATATTATTTGTTACGTTTACATTATCACCAACAACGTTACTGTTTGTTGTTATTGCACTTATTGTCGAAGCACTTATAGTGTTTGAACCAGCAATTATTCCATACATGTTCGTAGCAACGACGTTATCAGCAACAACATTACTGTTTATGGTTACTGCGTTTATTGTCGAAGCACTTATAGTATTTGAACCAGCAATTGTTCCATACATTCCGTTCGTAGCAACAACATTATCACCAACAACGTTACTGTTTACAGTAATTGCCGTCAATTCACCCGATGTAAGTGTTATATTATTCTGTGCTATTACGTTACCATAGACGTGTAAATCTATAACATTTGCATAATCGGGTGTGATTTCAGTATCTAAAGAACTGTTTAGTGTGTAGCCGATCATCATTTCTTTTTCGTCACCTCTAAAAGTTACCGTTGGACTTGCATTACTACCGGGTTGTTTCATAATAATACCAATATCGGTAGTCGTTAATATGTTATTGTTTGCGAGACTTATAACGGCATCTCCGAAAGTTGTATTTGTTGTATCAATTGTTGTTGTCGCACCTTCGACGAGAAGGTTACCTTTTACGTGTGCATCTTTTTGTACGGTAATATAGTCTGTTTTTGTATAATTCGATACGTTTACGTTCCCCGTAACTTCGACAACATTAGATCCTAGTGTATCCATGACAAGATTAGACCCAACTAAAGCTTTTCTCGAGGTAAACGTGTTCCCCGTAACTTCAATGGCATTGGTTCCTAGTGTATCTATAGTAACGTTTGAACCAATCAAAGCTTTTCTCGAGGTAAACGTGTTCCCCGTAACTTCGACAACATTAGATCCTAGTGTATCCATGACAAGATTAGACCCAACTAAAGCTTTTCTCGATGTGAACGTATTACCAGTCACAACTAATTTATTTGAACCTTTATCGTCTACGAATAAGTTCGAACCAACATCTAACGTGTGTACAGGCAGAGCGTTTGCTATACCAACATTACTCGCCGTTATTAAAGATGTATCACTTTTATTAAATTCAACCGTTTTAGAAGCAGCTGTATTACCTTGTAAAATGATATTATCTAAATTCAGATTTGATAAAAAGTAACTATCGCCATGGTAAAATGCCGCACTTACGTTACCCGTGGTACTAAACGCGTTTATGGATGCAGTTGGGTGTTGTAAAAACGTATTCGAACCTAAACTTAACCCCGTTATAGTTGGATTAGTGTTAGATAAACCAATATGGTCTACAGTTATTGAATTTGTATTTATTCTACCCGAAACTTGAATTTTATTATCTGCATTAGAATCTATTAAAATAGAAGGTCCCACGCGTACTTCACCATCTTTGGTTACATGAACATTTGAACCTACATCGAGTGCGTGTGTAGGACTTGTATTCTGTATACCGACATTACCAGTTGTTACAAACGAAGTCGTATCATTTATAAAACGAACCGTATTTGATGTAACGTTATCATTATTCGTCGCATATTGTAAATTAATCGAAAAAAGATCAACCGCAGGTACATTCGAATCTATAATTTCCTTGGTTTCTGTATTATACGTTATCATGGTTATATCCCTGGATGTTATATCATCTTCTTGACGAAGTGGTGTCATGTAAATACTCCCTGGAACTGATGTATCTATAGCTGCATTTGAAGCATTGAATACGATCGTGTTTTCGCCCTGGTCGTCCGTAGCATGTTTACCAAACCGGATTTTGGTAGACCGCTCGATGGTCGGTATGTTTTTAACCATTTAATATAGGTACGTATTTTAATTTGCATAGATAAGACCAGCCATACCATTTTCAATACGAAGTATATTGTAGTTGACTGCGTATATAGGATCACTAATTATCATGGTTTGACTGACTATCTTTGCAGAATCTAATCGACTAAAATTGAGCGTTCCTGTCGGCTGGAGTGAACTCGTCGATAAGCAAAAACAGTATAAGAAAAAATCGGGGGACGTAACAAAATTTGTATGATAATAGTTCATAACGTCTATAAAGTGTGGTTTCGCCCATTTAAAATTACCTATATCTAAACCGTTTATTTCAACTTTTATTCTATTGGTTGTTGACGTTAATGCCCCTTCAGTCGTTGTATCTGAAGATGCAAGATACTTGACCGGATGATTAAATGTCAATTCCTGTGAAAGTTCATTTGAAGGAATACTTTTTTGAACCTGTGTAATAATTAAATTATGGTTACGCGAAACAAGGTTACCACGTTCTTCGTTATCGAGGTAATAATAGTTTGAATAACACTCAAAATTATAGTTACCCGCATTTGGTCCCCAATGTATACGTAACTCGACGTTATGGTAATGTAAAGCCACTATGGGTAAAGCGCATTGTGCACCTTCACAAAAGAAGAATCTAAATGGATAGAAATAAGAGCGAGCACTTACACCTGGATGTGTACCATTCGCACTTTTTGAAACGTTTGTTGCAAACGTATCGATTGCTATTTTTTCGGTAAAAATAGCATCTTGTGTATCAATAACTTGTCCACCGATAAGAAGTTCAACTTTATCTATGAGTGTATCCCACCTCTGGATATCAAGCGCCTGTGTATTATTATCAATTGTTAGATATGTATACCCTAACATATCACCTGTTCGATCAAAACGAATAGATGACATAGAATTCGCTTTCACATCTCCCTGAATAGTTTGTTTTTCAACGGATTGTGAAAAGTTAGAATGTCGTTTAAACGTTGACGTAAAAAAAGATATTTCTGGTTCGCCCATAATGTGTTCGTCTTGAGCACCAATTGCTATAAGTTGAACAATACCAGATGACATTTATAATAAGAAAAGGTTAAAAATACAAGTTAGCGACGCCCTGACATAATTAATAGGATACGTTTCTTCTTTTGCAAATGAATTTAAATATAAGATAAGCGTTACCGATCGCCAATTCTGCACCAGTAGTGGTTAAAAAATGTATGGATAATCTATCGAGTTTACGAATTGGGTTATAATATTGTTGGATAATTGGATATTCGTTTTTAAAAGTATAACTAGTAGTGTTATTTGTTACAAAACTACCAAATAGATTTTGTATTTTAATTTGATTAGTTGACGAGAGTGTATCTTTTGCGTACTGAGAAAACGGTGTGTTTAACTGATCTATATGTAAATTTATTAACTGTGGTGAAAATCCCAAACCAGTAAAATTACCAGCAATTAATTGTACTTGTACAATATTTTCCAAAACTGCTGGGAGAAAAGCGGTAAATTTTGGTTTTTGACTATTTGCTAAATTTGTGTTATCAACAACTATAGTATGGTGTTCATATTCGAAATCGGGTAAAGTGGATTGACTAGTCACTAAAGCCATTTATATATACTGGAGATTTTACTTCATCTTATACCCCGCTTGTTCCTGAACAAGTTTTTGACCGTTGCATACACCACCTTTACTGTCGGAATAGTATGCATCACCCAAACATTCTTGGGTCGATGGGATATCGAAGAGCGAACCCGTATTGACGGTTTCGATTTCGACATCTTTACCCTGGTACCCGCTGGTACGGAACATTGTGAGAACACACAATATTGCGATGACGATGAATATAGCTCTGATCGTATTTCTGTTGGTGTTGTTAAGTTTCATTTATATTGAATCAACATTTTTTATAAAGTGCGTTAAAGAGATTAGAATAGTTTCAATATAAAGAGTAATAGTAATGGACGGTGAAATTATTCTTGATCGTAAAAATACAAATGTTATGAAACTTGATGATAGTGAACAGGCCCTGATGAACGAAATTGAAATTGATGTTCCTCGACGTCAGCCTGTAAAAAAACAAATTTCTCAAATGAAAACACAATTTACAGCGCCACAACCCCAGGTTTTCCAGGAAGATATTGACTCATTTGCTAACCCAAATAAACAAGCACAACCATCTGTACCTCCACCAGAAGCACCCGTTGATTATCATGAATACGACGACGAACCCGATATGGACTACGGGGGTGGAGGAGGTGGATACATGATGGAAGAGGAGGAAGAAAAACCATCACCAGGTTTTAAGACGGTTGACGAAGAGAAAGCGGATCTCGTCAACAAACTTGGACGTTTGGAAAAAAAGGGGTTTACTGTCAACAAGCGTTTGAATGCTTATTCCCCTGTAGACGAACTTAGAAACGAAGTAAAACGAATAACATATAGTATAGATGTAGACAAATCGATTAAGTTTTCGAGACGTATGCTTATTGCGTGTACGACAGGTCTTGAGTTTATGAATAAGAAGTATAACCCATTCGAGATCCAACTTGACGGGTGGTCTGAAAACGTCATGGAAAACGTCGACGATT